ATGAGAGAGTACATAGTGTTCTCCAAGCGTACTTAAAGGACGAGGCAACGTCCAAGGACAAAGTGCGCACATTTGCGGGATTACCTGCTGCAATGCAGATAATAATTCGTATGTTTTTCTTACCGGTGGCCAGGAATTTGTCCATGTTACCACTAATATCCGAATGTGCAGTAGGAGTAAATGCACTAGGAGACGAGTGGGATCAAATGCACAAGCATATCGTCAAATTTGGCGAAACCAGAATCTTGGCAGGAGACTACAAGTCTTATGATTTGAAGATGCCCGCACAGCTGACTATGGCTGCTTTCTCAATCTTGATAGAGCTAGCCAGGCGGTGCGGATATGAAGAGGAGAATCTGAGAATAATGAGAGGCGTAGCTACCGATGTTTGTTACCCGATGATATCATGGAACGGTGATCTGTTGTCGTTTAACAGTACCAATCCTTCAGGACACAATTTGACAGTGTATGTAAATTGTATTGTCAATAGTCTTTTGTTGAGGTGTGCTTATAGGACAGAGTACATGCACAGTGTAGTGCCATTCAACAAGGCGTGTGCCCTGATTACTTATGGAGATGACTGTTGTGGTTCAGTCTCTCCAGATTTTCCTGGATTTAACCACTTGACAGTTGCAAGGTTTTTGGCATCTGTCGACATGGTGTTTACTATGCCAAACAAAGTAGACACCCCCATTCCTTACATGACCATTGATACCGTGGACTTTTTAAAACGGAAATCAGTGTATCATCCAGCCCTGAAAGTGCACTTAGGAGCACTCGACGATGACTCTATTTTCAAGAGTCTGCACAGTGTGGTACGATCGCCGCATGTTAGTGCCATGGGCCAATGTATTGGCAACATTGATGGTGCGGCTAGGGAATGGTTCGCACATGGTGAACAGGTTTACGAAATGCGACGAGCTCAGCTGAGGGCTATCGCTGACGATCATGACCTGGGCAACATGGTGCAAGAGCTCGATAAGAGCTATAAAGATCGTATTGGTGATTGGATCATCAAATATAGATCTGAAACTTCGGAGTAAGTAAACTGTCCCTCCGTGCGGTTCTGCGCACGTAAATCAAAATAAGACATATGTATCTGGTTACCGTGGTGTGCACTGTGTAAGTGCCCACCATAGGCTTTTATATGTGAGATTTGTAAATTATTTAGTTTAGTACTCGTCATACATGTTACACACAAAACGTCCACTTATGAGCTTGTCAGTGGAATGTACAATATAGCTCACTACATCAACAAATTTTAATTTTAATACCCACTCGGAGACAACCGATCAGACAAATCAAACCACTACTTTCGTGGATGCGAATAGTCAGTGGAACTACGCCGTAGATAGCAAGCTCGATTCTACCTATGGTATTGCTGATGATAATGTTTCGTCTTTGTCAGCATTTTTCGCCAGGCCAGTGCGAATTAGGTCATACTCTTGGCCTGTTGGATCTTCTTTGGCTGTAATTTTCAATCCTTGGACAGAATTTTTCTCAAATGTACGAGTAGAGAATAGGATAGTCAATTATCAGCTAATGAGGTGCAAATTGAAGGTAAAGATAGTTATTAACGGTAATAGTTTTTTCTACGGCCGTGCTTTGGCTTCTTACCGACCTTTGCACACACGTGACCAATTTGGAACGTCGCGTGTAACTGCTAATTTGGATATGATACAGGAATCGCAACGACCGCACATATTTCTGAATCCCACACAAGGCAGCGCAGGAGAACTTGAACTACCTTTCCTGTGGTACAATAATGCACTAAAGATACCGACAAAAGAGTGGGAGGAAATGGGAGAAATGGTAATCAGATCTTTTTCCAATTTGAAGCACGCTAACGGAGCGGAAGAACCCGTAACGATAAACGTGTTTGCTTGGGCAGAGGACATGCATTTGTCAGTGCCTACAGCTAATCAACCTGGAGCCTTAACTCCACAAGCTGGTCCAGCCGATGGACCCGTGTCCGGCCCAGCCATGGCCGTTGCTAAAGCGGCAGAAGGAATGGCCAAAGTGCCAGCGATATCTTCATATGCAATGGCAGCTTCTACAGTTGCCAAAGGAGTAGGGAAAATGGCCTCAGCTTTCGGGTATACCAAGCCCGTTAGTTGTGAAGGTCAGAAGGAATATGTACCAAGTCCTTTTCCCAATTCGGTGAATGTGGATGGGAATGACACCACCACGAAGCTTACTTTTGATTCGAAGCAAGCAGTCACTATTGACCCTGCTGCTGTAGGTTTAGGATCAACCGATGAGATGACAGTATTGTCCATCGCTCAGCGAGAGTCCTACTTGGTTTCGATTAATTGGCCAACAGATTTAGCACCAGAGTCTCAATTATGGAGATCTCATGTAACCCCTTCGCTGTGGAACTCGGCACCCGATCCACTTACAGGTAAAATTGAGATTCACATGCCAGCTTGTTGCTACGCTGTTGCTCCGTTTCGTCA